GATTCCCAAACCACCGAAAATGAAAGGCGGTGCGAAATGAGCAATGTTCCCGAAAAATGTGTGAATTGTATTCACCACAAAAAGAGCGATAGAGGGACGGACTATTGCGACCATACAGAATACCTTGACAATATCGGTTGTCCTGTTCCTTACCCATATTTTTTCAAACAGGAATACCCTTGTAAGGGACACGAAGAAAGGCGGTGAGTGATATGGCAAAAGATAGAATGGCAGTTACTTGCAACGGACGAACAGCGTTTTATGCTTGTATGTACGAAGATATAAGAAAATGTGCTATGGATTGCGGTTGGGCGGTATCGTTACACGGTAGTCTTGCTTCCGATATGGATATTATGGCTATGCCGTGGGTGGATAATGCCGTTTCTTTCAAAGAAATGGTCGATAGAATTTCAAAGTTATTCAAGGATAACGATATGTCAAGTCAGTATGTTATCACATACAATGAGAAACCACATAACAGAGTTGTTGCGACAATTCCGATATGGGCAGATTTTTACCTTGATATATCGACTATTAACACCGCCGACGTCGTACCAAAGAGCGAGGTTGCTCGGGAGATTTTTGAGGAGATTGAGAGCGTATGTCTTAAACACATTGATAGGTATGATCGTTATCTTATGTGTTGTAAGAACTTTGCCGAACTCAAAAAGAAATACACGGAGGGCGAGAAATGACAGATAACGAGATTATAAAGGCTATCGAAGCGTATTCAGAAAGACAATGCAGTAAATGCAACGTTCGTGATTTGGGAATCTATTGTAATTCTTGCTTCATAAACGTAGTAAAACAAGCTCCCCGTATTATCAACCGTCTTAACGCCGAGCTTGAATCTATGCGAACGGCGGGAAGATCCTAACGCCGCTCCGAGAATAAAAAGCCGCAGCGTGTAAAGCGCTGCGGCAAAGTCAAAGTGCAAAATAAATTTATTTTTATAAAAAGGAAGGTAAGAAAAATGGAACACAACAATTTTTATATCGTAAGAGCAGACAGAGCGGGGGTATTCTTCGGCAAGATCAAGGAAAGAGCGCAGGACGAGGTTACTATGACCGACGTTCGCAAGATATGGTATTGGGAAGGCGCGTGCGCGGTTGAACAGCTCGCCATAGACGGAACAAAGAAGCCTAACGAGTGCAAACTCACAGTTATGGTTCCCGAAATGATTATAGCGAATCCTATACAGATTATTCCTTGCACAGATAAGGCGGTTAAAAGCCTGTCGAGAGTGAAAGTATGGGAGAGATAAACAAAGCTATTGAAAGGTTTTTGACGGTAAGCTCCGGCTCCGGCTACGGCTCCGGCTACGGCTCCGGCTACGGCTCCGGCTACGGCTACGGCTCCGGCGACGGCTACGGCGACGGCTCCGGCTACGGCGACGGCGACGGCTACGGCTCCGGCTACGGCTCCGGCTCCGGCGACGGCTCCGGCTCCGGCGACGGCTTAAAATCCTTTAACGGGCAAAAGGTATATTATATCGACGGCGTTCCGACCGTTATTGAGCGCGTACACGGCAACGTTGCAAAGGGATATATCGTCAACAAAAACTTGACTATCGAAAAATGCTACGTCTTAAAAGGCGAAAATCTTTTTGCTCACGGCTCGACGGCAAAAGAAGCCCTCAAAGCCTTGCAAGACAAGATTTTTGAGAATATGGATACCGAAGAAAAGATAACCGCATTTCTTAATGAATTTGATCTCAAGACAAAGTATCCCGCAAGGCTTTTCTATGAATGGCATCATAAACTGACGGGATCGTGCGAGATGGGGCGCAACACATTTATAAAAAATGCGGGAATCGACCTCGAAAACGATACATATACGGTTCAAGAATTTATCGACTATACAAAAAATGATTATGGCTATGAGGTAATCAGAAAAATAGAGAAAAGGATAAATTTTTAAAGTAAATCCTAAGAAATAAAAAACGGGGGCGCCGCGATGGCACTCGCGAACGCCCCGAGATTGACGTAAAACATCAACCAAACCTATGTAAATATTATATCACGGTCCGGGCGATTTGTCAACCTTTTCCTGTAAAAAAGCGAGGTTGTGAGTTGCTTTTAGCGTCCTCGTAATCAGTATTATCTTTCCAACGAAACGAAGATATAAAAAGGTGTGTTTTACGCTCAAAGTCAGTGAGGTAAAAATGAAAAATAGTTCTATATCCCAAAATCAGATTCAAGGTCAAAGTCAAGTCGGGTTTCCCACGTTCGCCGACATCAGGCGTCACGTAGAGGAGCGGATCGAGCTTGACTGCTTCCCGAAGGAATATCTGTCTCAGGCAAGAGAGTTCTGTCTTATAATCGCCGAGGTTTATATGCTCCCCGCTACGGCAGAGATACAGATCGCGGGCCAGAAGCTGCCCGTGTTGCTTGTGCAGAGTATCTACGATATGCTTGAGCACGAGGACGTGCTCGCGGTTATGGACTGCCTCGAGAGAGCGACCTACGAAATAAAGCATAAGAAGACCTACGTCAGGACCGCGCTCTATAACGCGGTATTTGAGAGAGAAACGCGCTCTATTAACGAGCTTCGCGTGCTTGACGGTCCCCACGGGTACATCGGCACAAGGAAGGACAGAAAATGAAGAAATATACTATTGACCCGCGTCGGGACGATCTTGACGAGATATTCCCGTACGCAGAGACAACGGAGGAGCGGCTTTCGCTTCTGAACGACCGCCGAATCGTCAAATACAGAACAAAGACAATTAAGAGCGGGAACGTGCTTGAGTGCGAGATCTATCCGATATGGGATAACAAATCCTCCACGCCTCGCGGCAAAAAGACGAAGGAGAGCCGCCCGGCTCAAAAAAATCTTAACGATAAGAACTCGCTCAAAAACATTATTCGGCTCGTCAACGCCAATTTTACGGACTCGGATATCTGGGGAAGCTTTACATACGAATCCCGTAAGCTTCCGAAGTCCATAGAGGACGCGGAAAAGGCCTTCGGGAATTTCATCCGCCGTCTTAAATATTACGGCAAAAAGCAAGGCTTCCCTCCCCTCAAATACGTCTATTGGACGGAGTTTGAGGACGACGAGAAAAAGAAAAGGATCCGCGTTCATCATCACGTTATCTGCAATTTCCCCGACCGCGACGTTATGGAGAAGCTGTGGCGCAACGGCGCGAGAACACAGACGCGCCGCCTTCAGGCTGACGAGAGCGGATACGAGGGCTGTGTGCGCTATTGTATGAAGAACCCGAGAGGGGCTAAGAAATACAAGACGTCAAAGAATCTCGTAAAGCCGACGATCACGGTTGCCGACACAAAGTTTACGCGCCGCAAGGTCAACCGCATAATACGCGGCGATCTTAACGCGGTCGAGATCTTTGAGTCTCTCTACGAGGGCTACGATATGACGGACTATAACTACAAGACGAGCGATTACGTCACGGGCGCGTATCTTTACGTCAAGATGGCAAAGCGGAAGGTCGACCGAGGGCGACCGCCGAAAAATAAAATACATGATCGAGGAGGAACCAATGCTTAAAATTCATGAGCTGAAGATCACGACCGAATACTTTGGAGCGGTCGTGGACGGCACGAAAAAAGCGGAATACCGCTTGAACGACCGAGGCTTTAAGGTTGGCGACGTGCTCGTCCTTAAAGAATGGACGTGCACGGGCTACACCGGGCGCCGCGCCTGCTTCAGGATAACGCATATCCTTGAGGGCGTTTACGGTCTGCCCGACGGATGGGCGATACTCAGTATTGAGCCGTATAAGAGGAGGATCAAACGATGAAAGAAACCGAACTTTTGCCGTGTCCGTTTTGCGGGGGGACTGACTTGGAATTGAAGGACTACACGGATTCCCATGCGACGGAACTCCAGGGAAAACTTACGGACCTGGGGGCCCAGCTGTCCACGCTTCACGAAAACGTGATGACGCTGGCAACCAGTTCTTATTCCAGTTACGGCTCTTCCTCCACCGGCAACAATTCCTACAATTATTCCGGAGCGTCCAACAAGGATGTGATCACGGATGACCGCGACCTGCGGACCAGCGATTCCACGCAAATTGACTTTTGATTTCGGGAGAAAATGAAGATGAAAATTCACAAGAAGATTTATCCGTATTTCGCCGCCACGGTGATTCTGAGCCTGACCGGCTGCAGCACAGTGAGCAACACCACCATATCGGAACTGGTTGCTCCGGGGCTGGCAATCAGCGGAGCCACACTGGGAGCATTGGGTGCCAAAGAGGAAAGCGAAGGAACCCGCCTTGCCGCAACCGCGGGCGGCGGTCTGATCGGCTGGCTCGTCGGCCTGTTCATAACGAAAGGAATTCAGCAGGAGAAAAAAGACGAGTTCCGTTCCGGTTACGAGCTGGGGCAGTCCAATGCGACCAAATCGCTTTACTGGCAGATCCAACAGCTGCATGAAGCCAAAAACCAGCCGGATTCCCAGGTAATTTACTATCAGATCCCGGCCGATTATCCGAACGACAACGCGAACCGGACGGAAGGCACGGTTCTGCTTCCGGTCGTTCAGGATCGGAAATGAGGTGAAACATGGAAAAACAACCAATTTCGCCGAATGACCCGGCTACGGAAAAACAACGGCAGCTGCTCAAAATCGCCATT